TGCTCACAGTCAATGTGAACACAGTCGCCTCAATGTTCGACCTCTCAAAGCAAGCAATCCTCCGCGGAACAGGAGTAGAAACCCAACTCCTCGGCGACGCAGTCCGCTCATACCAAACAAAGGTAGACGGCCTGGCATTGAATGGCTCCGGCTCATCTGGCGAACACCGCGGAATCTTGAACACATCAGGAATTAACGCAACGACTTACACAGACGCAAGCCCAACATGGGCCGAGTTCTTCCCTAAGCTCGTCGCAGCAATCACCGACATCTCGACCAACTTCTACGGCGGCGCGACTCACATCGTGGCTCACCCGTCGATTATCGGTTGTTGGCTCCGCGCCCTGGACAGTACAAACCGTCCACAGTTCGGCAACACAGCAGGAAACCCAATGAACGCAGCGGCCACCTTCGACCGTCCAGCGTATGACATGGGCGGACTCCAGATTCTCGGCTTGCCAGTGGTCGCGGACGCGAATATGCCAACAAACCTCGGAACAGGTACAAACGAATCAGCAGTCATCGTCGGTGACTTCTCTGAGTCGTACATCTGGGAAGACAACGGCGGCTCGCCTCTCTATGTTCGCTTCGAACAGCCAGACGGCAACATCGCAATCCGTACAGTCGTCTTCGGCTTCTCGGCTTACACCGCCGGCAAGTACCCGACAGCCTTCTCGGCTATCACCGGTACAGGCCTCATCGCCGCCAACTGGTAATAAATAATCCCCCTCGGAACTCGGCCGCGCACATCGGCCGAGCTCTAGGATTACAACATGAACACAGAAACTCTCCTTCGCGCACTCGAAACAGAGCTAACCGGATACATCCGTCGAGGCTTGAACGAACGCGCCAACCTCGTCCGCCAAGAGCTCATCCGGCTCGGACGCCCGATGGACACACCGCCCACCGTGGATGTGCCGTTCGAGTCGGATAGCACCCCCACAAAGCCCGTCACACGCGTCAGAAAGGCTCCAGAGCCTTCAAAGCCTGAACCCGTGGCAAAGACGCCCGAGAAGAAGCGACGCTCCTAATGGCAATCACTAACGGCTACATCACTCTCGCCAATCTCAAGACCTACCTAAAAATCGACGACTCAGTCGAAGACACACTCCTCGAGTCCATTATTGAATCCGCCTCCAGAAGTATCGACCGCATCGCGAACCGTCGTTTCTATCTCGACGCAACCGCCACGGCCCGCACCTATCGCCCCGTTGGAAATATGCGCGTCATCGTGGACGACTTTGGAACAACCGCCGGACTCATCCTCAAGACCGACCCTGACTCGAGTGGCACATACCAGAAGACGATGACGCTCAACACCGACTACATCGTCGAGCCAACCACCGCGCTAGCCAAAGGCCGCCCCCTCAATTACCTAACCATCGTCGGCGGCACCGCACTATCTCTCCCCGTCAATTACCGTCCACAAGTCGAAGTGACCGCAAAATGGGGATGGCCCTCAGTACCAGACGACATCGAACAGGCCACCTACATCCTGTCCGCTGACCTTTACAAGCGCAAAGATTCAATCGGCGGCGTCTTAGGACTCTCAGAACTAGGCGCGATACGAATGTCACCACTTGGCCGCGACATCGCAGCAATGGTCCGCGCATACCGCCGCGAGTTCTTCGCGTGAACCCAACATCCGTCCGGCAGGGCCTTACAACAGCCCTCGACACCATCACCGGCCTCCGGTGCTTCGACTATGTGCCAGACTCGCTCGCTCCTCCAGCTGCCGTCGTTGAACCACTAGAAATTACCTACGGAATGTCAATGACAACATCCGGAATCGACTACTACAAAGGCTTCATTCTCGTCATCGTCGGCCGAATGTCAGACCGTTCATCGCAAGACCGCCTAGACGCCTACCTAACATCTACCGGAGCCTCCAGCGTCGTCGCAGCAATCGAATCGGACCGCACACTTGGCGGCGCGTGTTTTACTTGCCAAGTCACCGAAGCTCTACCCCGCTCGGTAGTAGTATCAGGCGTAGAAATGACCGCCTACCGATTCGAGGTCGACATATATGGCTAGCTACAAAATCATCTCCGAAAACTCCACACTCGGAGCCCTTGGAACCGTCATCACAGACGAAGACATCATCGCCGCACCGGCAGACATCGACCTTCTTGTCGAGTCTGCCATCGTCGAACCCGTAACAAAACCCTCAATCAAAGAAAAGGACTAAGCCATGGCCGTCTTCGTATTTACCGACGCATTTTTAACAATCAACACAATCAACCTCTCAGCGTATGTGACGAGTATCTCAGTCAACTATGAAAAGGATTCCGTCGAAGTAACCGCAATGGGAGCTACTGGCCATGTAATGACCGGAGGCCTCCAAAATCTTTCCGTCACCGTTGAACTCAACAATGACCAAGCCGCAGCAAGCGTCCTTGAGACTCTTTACAGCGCAGTTGGCTCAGGCTCAAACACTCTCGTCATTAAGAACGCGACTTCCGGTAGCCCTCTGCCGGTCTTCACTTGTTCCAATATGTTCCTCGCCGCCTCAACTCCAGTTAACGGAGCCGTCGGCGAACTATCCAAGCAATCCGTCACCTTCACCGGTGGCTCAATCGTAAAGAGCTAATTATGGCAATATTCGTATTTACAGGCGCATCGGTAACGATGGCACCAACAACAGGCGGAACAGCAGTAGACCTTTCCAGCTATGTCACCTCAGTCACTCTCAACTACGAGAAGGACTCAATCGAGACGACAGCAATGGGAGCAACAGGCCATGTCTACACAGGCGGCCTACAAAACCTCTCAGTCACTCTCGAGCTAAACAACGACCAGGCAACAAACTCAGTCCTAGACACGCTCTACACCAATGTCGGCACCGGCACCACACAGCTCATCATCTCAAACACCACGACCGCAGGGACACAGAAGTTCACTTGCGTGTCGATGTTCCTCGGGGCCTCAACCCCCGTAAATGGTGCCGTCGGAGAGCTCAGTAAGCAAAGCATCACCCTCACAGGTGGCTCAATCACAAAGGGAACCGTCTAGAACCATGGCAATCGCAATCACCGTCAAGCACAGAGACGGCTCGGAGTCCAACACCAAAGTGTGGGCCTCGACCGAAGTTGCGTTCGAAGAAAAGTTCGGCATCGCCTGGACAGAAGCCTTCACAGAAGACCACCCTAAACAGACCTATCTCTACTTTGCCGCATATCACTCAATCCACGAAGCCGGCAACACCGGACTCAATTTTGAAATGTGGATGAGAAATGTCGACGAAGTACAACCACACATAGCCGATACCCCTTTTTCGGACCAGGTAGCACCACATGGCTCATCGGAGTTATCTCAGTAAAAACAGGCATCAGCCCACTCGACCTACTAAAAACACCGTCGACGATTCTGAATGTTATGGCCGAGCAAATATGGCCTAAAGCCAACATCAACACAGGAGAAAACGCATGGCAAGGACTGGACAATATGGTTTCCGACTAGACAACGGCCAAGGCAAGCAAGGCATCGAAGGCCTTGCCGAAGTCAACAAAGCTCTCCGCAGTATGTCCAAGGACACCCGAGACTCAATGAAAGAGACGCACAAACGCGCCGCCGCAATCGTCATCCAAGGAGCCAAAAGATTCGTCCCCGTTGTTTCCGGCAAGCTCGCAGCTTCCATCCGCGATGGCTCAACTCAAAGAATGGGCCGCGTCCGTATCGGCTCAGCATCCGTCCCCTACGCCGGTCCTATCCACTTCGGATGGCCCGCTAGGCGCATCAAACCTCAACCGTTCATCTACGACGCTTTAGACGGCCGTAGAAACGAAGTAGCCCAAGTCTACGCAAAGCGCATAGATGAGCTCACCGTGAAGTATTTTGGGTAGTTATGTCGAAGGCAATAAATGTAGTAGTCACAGGAAACGCAGCTCCTCTCCGAAAGGCACTAGCCGGCGCATCCAACGACCTCAATAGTTTCGGCAACAAAGCCGGAGCCGCAGCGAAAAAAGGAGCCCTAGCCCTCGCAGCAATGGGAACCGCTGCCGCCGCCGTCACCCTCAAATGGACACACATGGCGGAACTAGCCGCCATTGCCGACCAACGCATCGTCGCAATCTCCCGCACCATGGGACTATTCGGCAAAGACACAGTCGGCGTCACCAAGCGAATCTCCGACTACGCAGACGCCCTCGAGCGCGAAACAGGCGTCACCGCTGAAACAATCAAAGCCGCACAAGCCAAGCTCCTCACATTCCGCCAGCTTGCAATGACCGCCAACATCGCCGGCGACGCGTTCGACCGCGCCACCCAGGCAGCCGTCGACATGGCCGCCGCAGGATTCGGCGAAGCCACAACCAACGCCGTCCAGCTCGGAAAAGCACTTGAGGACCCCATCAAAGGCGTCAACAGCCTTCGACGCTCCGGAATCACATTCACAGACTCAGAAAAAGCCAAGCTCCAAATCCTCGTACAGACGAACCGAATGCACGAAGCACAAGGCGTCATCCTGACCGCCATTGAAACCCAAGTCAAAGGCACCGCATCAGCAACAGCTCTCTCAACTCAACGCATGAAAAACGGCTTTGGAGAAGTCACAGACGCCATTGGAACAAAACTCATCCCAATAATGAACGCCTTTGCCGACTCGCTAGTTGCCATCGGTGAAAAAGCAACACTCGAAGGCCTAGGAGCAGCTTTTGAGGAGTTCGGCAATCAAGCATCTCTCAGCCTGGACAAAGTCAACAGAAAACTCGGCGATATGTTCCACGCCGCCGACGGCTCGGTCAGCGGCTTCGGACGGTTGCGAAATGTATTCACGCGCGTCACAAATGCCGGAATTATTCTTGGGAACGCATCATCTCGAGTCGGCGGAGCCATAGGAATTACTAACGGCAAAACCATCAAACACATCGACACGCTGAGCAAATACACAGAAGCCGAAAAGGCAGCCATCGAACAAGATAGACAAATGGCAATAAACAAAGGCGTCCTCAACAAAATCAACCAAGAAGCCATTGACATCATTAAGAAAGAAACTAAAGACAAAGAAACAGCCTCAGCCGCGGCAGCATCAAAAGAACAGACGCGAAAAGATAAAGCAAAAGCCGCAAAAGAAGCCGCCGACAAGAAAGAAAAAGAAGGATTCGCAGCGTTCAAGCAAAACCTCGCGGACGCTAAACAAGCCATCAAAGACTATGTAGCCGGAATAGCCTCAGCCATCTCGTCAAATGTTTCCCTTTCAGGCTCATTCAGCCAAGCCGCAAACAGCGAACAAGAAGTCACCGACAAACTCAACACAGCTCTCCAAGACCGCAAAGACGCCTATCAAGAACTCCACAAAGTTCAAACCGAAGGCAACCCAATCGCCTACGCAGACGCGCTAGACAAAGTCGCAGCAGCCGAAGACAATGTAAAAAAAGCTCAGGAAGTCAAACCCAAGGACTACCTCAGCATCTTCAAAACTCAAATCCAAGCCGCCAAAGACTTCGGCGGATACCTCAAAACACTCATCGCAGGCGGACAAATGAGTCCCGCAGCCATCCAGCAGATACTCGACCTCGGACCGGTAGCGGGAGCCGTCGTAGCGAAGGACATGATTAGCGGCACCTCCGGTCTTACAGCTGCCAGCCTTTCATCTGACCTTGCAGCAGTCTCAGCAGCCGGAACAGCTGCCGGCATGGCCACACCAGGATTCCAAAACACTCTCGACTCAACCGCAGTCAACGGCGCAGGGAGTGGAAATTACTACATCACCATTGAGGCAGGACTAGGCGACACCACCGAAATCGCCCAGGCAGTCACCTCAGTCCTCCAGACATACGGCGAAAAAATAGGCGGCGTCCCCGTCAAAGTCAAAACACCCAAAGCCGCTCCCGCTAAAAAACCAAAACAGAAAAAGAAGTAGGCCATGGCCTATCCAGTAGTCAAAGTCGAAATAGCAATCAACGACGGTCCCTACTATGCGAATCCGTATTGGGAAGACATCACAAGCTATGTCAGAGACATCAGCGTCAGGCGCGGCCGAACAGACGAATTTCAAGACTTCGACGCCGGCACCGCAACCATCACCCTCGACAACCGGACCAGAATCTTTGACCCTACAAATACCGCCGGTACCTATTACGGAAAACTTCTTCCCCGCAAACAAATCAAAATAACCGCCACAAACAACGGCACCGTCTATCCCGTCTACCGCGGCTATGTCACCGGATGGCCCATGTCAATCACAGACGCAGGCTTTGACGCCACCGTGAGCCTCGACTGTTACGACGCGTTCGGTCTACTGGCCAATGAAGAACTCCCAGACGACCTCGCCGACTACTACATCCGCAGCCTCTCCCCTCGTCACTACTGGCCACTTACCGACCCAATCGACCCACAAAACTACTCAACACAACGCCTCCAAGATTTCGGCAACAACCCTCAAACATTGTCAGCTGCCGCCGGTCTTCGAACATCAAACGCGCCAGGCCTTGCCTCTGGACTAGCTAATTGCGCCAATTCAATCTCACAAGCCAACTATTCCGCCGGATGGTCTTTCAGCTCAACCAACAGAACGGCACCGGCCGGAATCGTTGCGACCTTCTGGAAACTTCCAGGAGCGGACTCGATTCAATGGTGCTCATTCGATGCCGGATTCACAGTCAATGTCTTCTACGACCTGGCATCTAATACCTTCACCATGGACACCTACGACGGTACAAACAAACGAAACTACACAGGATTAGCCACATATCTAGACATGACGCAACCGCATTTCGTCGCAATTTACGCACGAAAGCCAAGAGGAATATCGTCCCTAGATGTTGGCGTAGCTATCGACCAACAGCCAATATCCATGGTGTATCAAAGCACCACAGCCAACACGACAGCATCCGTCGAAAAAGTTGAAATAGGTGTAGGCCGTACGCAACAGTTCTCAGTCTTTGCCGACCCGCCAAGCGGCTATATCTTCCAAATAGGCGACACCGAAGCAAATACAATCCAACAGCTTTCCCTCGGATATGTGACCGAATCATCCGGCTCACGATTCGACCGCCTCATTGGCTACACAAGTTTCCCAACATCACTCACATCGAAATCCGCCAACCTTGTCGCAACAGTCACCGAAATATCAGACGGCGGACCAACCGTGGTATCCGAACTACAAATCCTCAGCGACTCCGAAGGCGGGAGCGTCTATGTAAACAAGTCTGGAATCATCACCCTTACAGCTCGAGGAGACTATGCAACCGGACGCTCAGCAACACCCCAAGCCACATTCGGCTCAGGAGGAATCGGCATCGGAACAAATATCGACTATCACCTCACCTCCGAAAACCTCCGCAATCAGCTCACAATGGGATTCTCCGGCAACGGTTCAGTCGATGTTGAAGACACCACCTCAATCAACGCCGTAGGTACTTGTGGCGGCTCTTGGCCTACACAACTCTCCACACAATCAGACGCCATAACCCTTGGAAATCTCCTCATCGGATTCACCAGCTCCCCCAAGCTCATAATCTCGCCCTACGAAGTCAATGTCGAAGCCTCAACCGCATCCTGGGACACCGTCCTCAGCCTCGAGCTCCTAGACCGAATAGTCCTGAACATTCCACAAAAGACCGGAGCCAACACCACCGCCGTCCAGCTGCTCCAATCCATCGAACACAAAATCACACCGTCCCAATGGTCAACAACCATCAACGGCTCCGTGAGATACACAAACATCTTCATCATCGGAACTAGCCTTATCGGCGGAACCGACCTTCTCTCCTAGGAAAATCATGGCAACACCCACAAACCTTCCAGCATCATTTACGGATGGAACTTCATTACCGGCCTCATCGCTAAATAATTTGCGCGGCGCGTTCCGCATTTTGCAGGTTGTTGAAAGCGCAAACGACACAACCTTACGAGCCTCTACTTCAAGCACCTATGTAGATACTGGTTTATCTGTCACAATTACGCCACAGTCAACAACGAACAAAATTTTGTGCGTTTACAATCTTCAGACTTTTACTAGCGGTAGTGGAACTGGCTTAGGTTTACGGCTTGTTCGTGGCGCTACTACTGTTGTGACAGATGTAGATATTTGTTATGGAACTAATTCGGGCATTGGCTCAATGACAGAGATTTACTACATTGACAGCCCGTCAACTACATCGGCTACAACTTACAAAATTCAATATGCGAGAAACCAAGGCACAAACATTTCCTACATAAATGCTTCTGGTGCAGGAGTTTCGCGTATGTATGTCATGGAGATATCAGCATGAACCTTTCACCAATAGCGCAATCGCTTATAGATGCAGGTTTTACCAATGGTTGGGCAATGAACGAAGATGTCTTGATTCTTTGGGAACACGACCAAGACCCACCAGCACCACTAACACGACCAGAATGATTCGCCGGCTCCTACCCCTAGTAGGAGTCATCTTTGCCCTCACCGCAGCACATCCCGCGCAGGCGTCGACCTCCGGACTAAAAGCCACCGGCTACATCATCGACCAAATACCGCCGACCCGTAGCGACACGGTCTATGCCACTTGCGGAACCGAAACCGAAAACAACATCAACCGCTCCTACGACGGCGAACCGTTCCAACAATGCCCCGACGATGGCTTCATGGTTCACTACGAAGGATTCATCACAATCCCCGCCCACGACACGATTCAATTCTGGCTTGCAGCTGACGACGGCGGAACAATCAAAATCGGCCTAGACGAGTTCGGCACTTGGGACGACAAAGGATGCTCCGCAACCGAATCCGGCTATCTCAACCTCCAAGCAGACTCAGTCTTGCTTGACGCATGGTTCTATGAAAACGGCGGAGGTACTTGCTTCATGTTGGCATGGAACATCAACGACGAAGGATGGTCAATAGTTCCGGACGAAGCGTTCACGAGTCAAGCCGTTCCCACAACTTTGACGACCTCCACCTCGACCACAACGACCTCAACCACCACGACATCCACCACAACCACGACAGCCGCCCCCGTGGCGACCACCACAATCTCAACCACATCAACCTCGATAACTTCCAGCTCCACGACCAGCTCATCGACAACAACGACCGCTCAACCGACAACAACCAGCAGCACTACAACGACAACCATCGCCGCGCCAAGCACAACCATCGCACCCACAAGCACCTCGTCAACAGTCATCGTCCCGCCTTCCAATACTTCCAGCACATCCAGCACAACACCGCCCACAACATCAACGCTGACCAGTCAAGAAACCACATCAACGACAACAATACCCCAGGCCACCACCAGGAAAACGGAAACCATCGACCCACAAGTCCTCGCGCTTGTCACCGAAATCGCCGCACTACCACCGGCACAGATACAAGCCAAAGTTGCCGACATCATCACCGCCGGAATCAACAACGCAGAAGCGCAGCTCCTCGCCACATCACCAACAGTCCTCGAGAACATCAGCGCAGACACCGCATCGGCAATCTTTGAAGCAATCACCGAATCCGAACTCACACCATCCGAAGGCGAAGCAATCGTCACCGCACTACTCAACGCCACCACCAGCGTCCGAGAAGCCTTTGAGGAGGCAATAAATGTCTTCGACGGAGCAGTCGACACCTATGTCCCCGTCGGCTCCCGCGTCCCCGTCTCGTCGAGGCGTATCATTATCATCACCACCGGCCTACTCGTCGCACTTCCGAGTCCACCACGAAAGCTGAACTAGTGAGATTCATCCGAGACAATGTCTGGACATGGGCAGGGACCGGAATCGCGCTCGTATCCATGTCCGGCGTCGTACAATCCCAAGCCTTACTCATCTCAGGGGCCGCCGTTCTAATACAATGTCTCCTAGCACTAATCCTCAAGGACACAGAATGAAACCCACCACAGTCATCGCCCGCATCGCGGCAGTATTTGGCACATCAGCACTCTCCGCCCTCGCCGGTGGCGCAATCCTCGGCGTCGACCTTGGCAAAGCCGCAGGGATGGCCGGATTCATGGCCGCAGCACAAGTCCTCGAGCGTGTCCTACGCGCCTACTACGAAGACGGCGTCCTCACAAAAGAAGAACTCGACACCGCAATCGGTGGAAAAAAGTGACCAACACCAAGCGGCCGTACACCGGCTTCGACTACATTGGCACCGCCACACATCCAGCAGCCAAGAAACTTTCAGAGCTTCTAACAAAGCGATTCGGCGTGACCTATATGGGCGGGCTCGTGGTCCGTGTTATGCGGTCAGCTCCCGCAAATATTCAGAAGCTAGATGTCACCAATCCGAAGAACGCCGCAGCCGTAAAACCATATATGAGCGTCCACGCAAGCGGACGGGCCATCGACACCGGCAGTCAGGACCCCAAAGTCTTAGAAACCGTCTTCATGTTCCTCGTGAACAATGCCGACGAGCTCTGTATCGAGGAGGCGCATCAGTACAACTATAAAGCCAAAGGCGCGTCCAAAGCCTGGGGCCGCGGTTTCCGATGCTCCAGAGCTGACAACGGAAAGCAAGGCATCAAGGAATGGAACGCCCAAGACAACGGTGGCTCCGCCGGAGGCCTTTGGTGCCATTTCGAGGTATCGCCATCAGCTGACCCAAAAGCAATCGAAGCAGCGTTCAGAGCAATCCCTAAATGATTCCGTAGGCTTCACAATTCTTGCTAGCTTCGCCGCCTGGAGGATTCTTGGACAGTTCCGCCAGGCGATAGAGGACACGGACCGCTAGTTCTTTCTCGTCTAGTCCCGTCTCTATAAGGCCCGCGTCTACACACGATGGCGCGGGCCTTTGCGATACTT